ACTTAAAAGGAGAATAAAATGGCAAACAAAATTAATTTGAAAAAAATCATTGGTAACAATGCTCATTGGACTATTAATAAGACAATAGCAAGACAGATAGGACTAGCAGAAACTTTAGTTCTACAACACATTATTGATTTAGAATCAGTATTTAAAAGAACTGAAATATTTCAACCAATTCCTGAGATGGCTGAGGAATTATGTTTAAGTGAATATTCAGTAAAACAAGCAATCGGTAAATTAAAATCATTAGATTTAGTTAGAGTTGAGCGCAAAAGTGTTGGATTCAAAAACTTTTATTCAGTAAATGAAGAAAAAGTAATGGAATTTATTAGTGGAAGTGGGCAACTCGCTAGTGAGTTGAATTCAACTGGCCAGCGAGTTGAAGGGGTAAGTGAGTTGAATTCGATACCACAGCGAGTTGAAAACACTATCACTAGTGAGATGAATTCAACTTTGAGTGAGGTGAATTCGGTATCACAGCGAGTTGAAAACGCCATCGCTATTACTAATAATACAACTAATAATACTTTACAAAAAATATATCCTAAAAATACTACAGCTGCGCCTGATGAATCTTTAGAAAATATTACAGATAAAATTTTAAATATTCTAATTGATTCAGATAGTGATGATAAAGAATATAATAATGCAATAGAAGATTATAATGAATTGGGAGCAATAGATGGTATTGCTAAAATTATGAATTGGGATGATTCAGCAAAAAGTAATTGGTTCAAAAAAATAATAAATGTAAATGCAATTAAAACAAACTAAAATGGAAGATTACAAAAACTCTAAGGAGTATAAAGAAGCAAAAGACCAAAATGAGTCTAAGAATAAGTTATCAGCAGATATACAGGCTGAATTGGATAGATTATTAAGATTATCACCCACAGAGATTAAACACGAAGAAATGATGTTTGTATTAGAACACATGGATATGGGTTCTTTACTTAAAGCTGCGGCAGAAAGACAAAACAAACAATTTATTGAAAGCGTAAAACCAAATGATGAGCAAAATAATTAATATATTTTTATATACGATTGTTATATTAGTACAGGGGTGTTTTGATATTTTTTCTAAAACTGCCATTTTATTTATATATTCTCCATCCCCTGTACTTTATTCTACCTGGACCAGTAGCTCCCGCTATTGGTCCTTTTTATGTCTTTTCTAAAAAATTAATATTTATATAAAACTACTAAAATGGCTAAAACAAAAAAAGAATTAAAAGAGATTGAAGGGATTGCGGACTATTACGCATGTAATGATGGTACTATTTGGAGTACTAAGATATCACCACGCTACAATCCTAATGGTGATATGAGATTGGTAAGACCGCGTACACATCCAAGCGGTTATCTATACTATGGATTGTTTGTTGGAGAAGGCAAAACTAAAAAGAGATTGTGGAGAAGAGGTCACAGATTAATTTACGAAACATTCGTTGGTAAGATTAAGAAAGGATTAGAGATTGACCACATCGATTCGGATAAACATAACAATACCATTACTAACTTAAGAGAGGTAACTCGTTCAGAAAATATGTTAGCAATGTTTGAAAGAAAAAGAAATAAAACTAAATAATATGTATTACATTTATCATATACCTGGGGTTAAAATAGGCTGTACTAATAATTTACAAAGAAGAATAAGAGAGCAAGGATTTAGCAATTATGAATTATTAGAACAATATTCAGATAAATTTACAGCATCTAATAGAGAAAAAGAATTACAAAAAAAATATGGTTATCGTTTAGATAATATTACATATAATGAGTCAGTAAGAAGAATTACAAAAGCTCAACAAATTTCATTAGAAACCAAAAATGAATGGTTACCAAAAGTAGATTGGAAGGCAAGAGAAGAAAAAATAAACCAAAAAGAAAAGTGGGCTAAAGTAAAATCTTCAAATGGATATAAGAACAGAAGAATAGCGAATGGAAGTGAACAATTAAAAAAGGTTGTTCTTCAATATGATTTAGATGGTAATTTTATTAAAGAATGGAATCAAGGTGTTAGATGGTTGTGTAAAAATTTTCATAAAGGCATATCAGGATGTGCAAGGTTAGAAAAGGGAACTGCCGGCGGATTTCAATGGAGATACAAAACATCAGAAAATTATCCAAAACAAATTGTAAAGTTTCAAAATAAAATGTGGCAGAAAGTAATACAAAAAGATTTAGAAGGAAATACAATTAAAATTTGGAATAATCAACAACAAGCAGCAGATACAATAGGATGTTCAATTCATTCTATTTCAAATGCGTGTAGGGGAAAATCAAAAACAGCAAAAGGATTTATATGGGAAAGATATGTATAATTAAAGTTGGTAATGTGGTTGATGGTATTATTAACATCATTACATTAGGACACGGAAAAGATTTAGCAGGATGGATTGCATTAAAATTTTTTAATTCTCACGATTGTAAATGTGAAAGTAGAAGGATTTTTTTGAACGAATTATTTGGATGTAAAGAAGGAATAAAATTATAATATATGGGAGAAGAATTAAAACCAAATGTAAAAGAAAGTAAATATGCTCCACTAAACTTAGAGCAGTTTCAGCAATTAAAGGGACACTTAGATGGAATTAAATCATTCCTACCGGAACATCTAATGACACCATTTTGGACATGGTGTAATACGATAAGAGGTGAAAGGGTGAATCAACCTTGTAGTTGTAAATCATCAGCAAAGCATTGGGGACAATGTGTTGAAGACTTAAGAAAATTTGTAAGAGATAGAAGTGAATAAGACACAATCAGAAAATAAAAAACGATTAGAAGCATTATATAATCAGCATCATAATTGGCTTGTTGCAGCTTCATTTAATATTTGTAAAAATAGAGATACTGCAGAAGAATTAGTAGCCGAATTATATCTTTACTTAGCAGAGAAATGTAATCCATCTCTTTGGTATCTTAATTCATTTAATTTAATGTATGCGCACAGTTTTTTAAAAACGAGATTCCTAAACCGAATTAAAGTTGATAAACGTAGTGTAGAACTAAATCCACATTGGGACACGATTGAGGAAGAATATGATACCGATACAGACCAAAGATTGGAAGAAGCATACGATGGAATAATAGATGAATTAAAAAGGTTAGAGAAAGTACCAAAGATATGGGCATCATCTAAGATATATCAGATGTACGCATTTGATAAGGAGATGACATACGAAAAGATATCAGAAGAAATAGGAATATCCAAATCCACAGCTTATCTTAATTGTAAGAAGGTAAAGAAGCACTTAAAAGATACACTTCCAAATCCATTTAAAAAGGGTGATTAAATATATTTTTATATATGGGTGTTAAAATGTATATACACATTTAAATAATGGCAAATAATGGCAAAATTCGAAGCAGGACATAAGTTAAGTAAAGGCCGTCCTAAAGGAGCTGTGAATCGTTCAACTGAAATGATGAAGGTTAGTATTGCTCGTGCTACCAATAGAGTATTGGATGACCTTCCAAAGATAATGGAAGAAATGATGAAGAAAGACCCAAAGAGTGCGGTTGATTTGGCAATCAAACTATTGGAGTTCCACTTACCTAAGATGAGTAGAGTTGAGATGAAAGCTGAAGTAGAACAAAGAATTCAGCAAATCACTGTAAACATTGCACAAAAGAATATAGATGAGTCAGCTGGAAATTAATACAACGATTACATATCAACATCAAACCGATTCACCATCGCGTATCACTGTACATTATGGTGGAACGAGAAGTGGTAAAACGTATGCACTCCTACAATGGATTATCGTAAAGTGTTTGGAAAGTAAAGAAGATGTTACAATAGTAAGAAAGACAATCCCATCACTTAAGAGAACCTTAATGAAAGATTTTAAGGATATAATGATTGAGATGGGTATATGGAATGATAATGATTTCAACATCTCAGATAGGGTTTATAAGTTCTATACCGATAGCGAAATTAAATTTGTATCAACTGATGACCCGGATAAATTGAGGGGATTAAAGAGTAGCATATTGTGGTTAGACGAGGCGAATGAGATTGATGAGGAATCATTCTTTCAATTACAAATACGTTGTACAGGTCCTATTATCTTATCACTAAACCCTACAATCAGTCCACATCATTGGATTCGTTCATTAGAAAATACAACACAATACTTTACTACATTTAAGAATAATCCATACCTTAATAAAGAGTTGGTAGATGCAATTAAAGCATTAGAAAGAACAAATCCAAAAGCATGGAGAACTTATGGTTTAGGTGAGTTCGTACAAAATGATAAAGCAGTTTTCCAATTCAATGTAATAGATTGGATGCCGGAAGATGCAGAATTTATTTGTATAGGAATAGATTTTGGATTTAGTAATGACCCAACTGCTATCGTATCACTATTTAGAAAGGATAGAGAAATCTATTTGGTTGAGAATTGTTATGAGAGAGGAATGGTAACAAACGATATTGCAAATAAATTACGAAGCGTAATCGGAGATAATCGTTGGGAGATTTGGGCAGATTCAGCAGAACCTCGTCTTATTGAAGAACTATATCGTATGGGATTCAATATAAGACCCGTAGTAAAAGGAAAGGATAGTATTAACTTTGGTATTCAGGTTCTACAAAACTATTCTATAAACATTCCTAAAGCATGTCAGAACTTAGTAAATGAGTTCTATGGATACGAATGGGAAACTGACCGTTTCGGTAGACAACAGGATAGACCTGTGGATTTTAATAATCACCTTATTGATGCAGCCAGGTATGCGGGTATGATGAGGTTATCGCAAGTAGCAACTGCGAAAGGAAAGTATGTTATAAAAGTACGTTAAAAATAAATTATATGGAGAATAATCAAGTAGATTTAGACAACCTCACTAAAGAGGATTTTATGGAAATGGCTAAGTATGTAGCTCATACCGAAGCCCAAAATAGGTTATTATTAGAACAATTAAGAGAGGCAAAAGCGGCTTTGATGGCAACTGTTCAACAAAGAAATTCGTTGAATGCAAAGGTACAAGCGTTGGTGCATGAGAAGATTAATACGGTTGATATATCTGCAATCAAAACTGAAATAGTAACGAATGTGGAATTGACAAACCCTGAAATGTATGCAGTACCTAAAGAGAGATTAGGTCTTTCAGAAAAAGCAGATAGAATATGAGAGTAGATAAATTAATAGCAAATAATCAGCCAAAGGATTGGTTTGAAATAGTGACAATGGAATGTAAAGAATATCCAATCCATAAGGTGGATATAGAAAAAGATGAATTGGTAATGGATATCGGTGCTAACGTTGGTGGATTTTGGAATGCATGGAAACATCGTTTTACTAATTGGCATTTAGTAGAACCATCTGTTTACAATTGTGAACAAATCGTATCCAATGGGTATGATGGTCATTATAGTAGAAATGCAGTTGGTAAAAAGAGTGGAGAGATTGTAAAACTACAAAAGTATTGGTGTGATGATAACGATACTCTATCTGGCAACTTTGGTACACTACAATTTGTTAATGGAGAAAATGGACATGGATGGTATGGAGATTACGAAGAAGTAATTACTATATCATTTGATGAC